TACAGACAGTTCCCTCGCACGGAGTCGCATGCCTTTAGGGATGAGAGTAAGCAGTCTTTATTTAATCTCACAAAGATATACCAGCAGATAGACTATAACGACTCTCTTATAATGGACCACCACGTTACTCGAGGATCGTTTAGATGGAAGGACGGTATAAAAGATTCTAAAGTCATATGGTCGCCCGACAAGAGGGGGAGGTTTTTGGTTAGCTGGACTCCTCCCCCGCATATGCAAAACCGTGTAGAGGTAAGGAGCGGAAGGAACTATCCCGGCAACGAACACCTGGGGACGTTTGGGTGTGACTCATATGACATCTCTGGGGTGGTCGTAGGTAAAGGATCAAATGGTTCTCTTCATGGATTAACGAAGTTTAATATGGACGAAGCCCCTGCGAATGAGTTTTTCTTAGAGTATATAGCCCGCCCTCAAACGGCGGAGATATTTTTCGAAGAAGTTCTAATGGCGTGTGTGTTCTACGGAATGCCTATCCTATGTGAGAACAATAAACCAAGGCTCCTGTATCACTTAAAGAATAGAGGGTATAGAGGGTACTCTATGAATAGGCCCGATAAGATCTACAATAAACTTTCTAAAACTGAGAAAGAGTTGGGTGGAATACCTAACACTTCGGAAGATGTAAAGCAATCCCACGCCTCTGCTATAGAGTCTTATATAGAGAAATATATAGGCATAGATTTAAACGGGGACTTTAGAGACGCTGAGGACATGGGGGTTATGTATTTTCGTCGTACCTTAGAGGATTGGGCAAAGTTCGATATTAATAATCGTACTAAGTTTGATGCGTCTATTAGTACAGGGTTAGCTATTATGGCAAACCAAAAACACTTATATACCCCTTCTAAACAGACTACGAAAATAAGCATTAACTTTGCACGGTATAATAACAGCAGTTCAACAAGTCAGATACTTACATGAAAGGACTTCAAGTAGAGATTAATTCAGCGGTATTCCCAAATCAGTTTGTATCTGATTCGGACAAAGCAAAAAAAGAGTTTGGCCTTCAGGTCGGACAAGCAATCCAGTACGAGTGGTTTAGAAGGGATGGGCTATCGTGTAGGTTCTATAGTCAGTTTCAAGAGTTCCATAGGCTAAGGCTATACGCTCGAGGCGAACAGTCTGTAGGTAAATACAAAAACGAATTAGCTATAGATGGAGACCTGTCGTATCTAAATTTAGATTGGACCCCTATTCCTATCATACCTAAGTTTGTAGATATAGTAGTGAACGGAATGTCAGACAGGTTGTTTGATATTAAGTGCTACGCCCAGGACTCTCTCTCAGCAGAAAAAAGAAACCAGTTCCAAGAAATGGTGGAAAGGAATATGATCTCTCAAGATCTGTTCCGACAGATAAAAGCAGACTTTGGGGTAGACGCCTTTGAGATAAACCCAGACCAGCTTCCGGAAAGTGATATCGAGATGGAGCTTTATATGCAGCTTAATTACAAGCCTGCTGTAGAGATCGCTAATGAAGTAGCTATAAACACTATGCTCGACGAGAGTCATTATAGTGATATAAGAAAAAGGGTGGATTACGATATGACTGTCCTTGGTGTAGGGATATGTAAGCATACTTTCCAGAAGGGAGACGGAGTAAGGGTAGAATACGTAGACCCGGCTAACGTGGTGTATAGCTATACGGAAGACCCATACTTTAAGGACTGCTTCTATTGGGGAGAGTTAAAGACCATTCCTATTACGGAGGTTTTAAAAATCAATCCTGATCTTACTCCAAAAGATTTAGAAGAGATATCTAAGTATAGCCAGTCGTGGTACGACTACTATAACGTAGCGGCTATGTATGAGAACAGTATGTTTTCCCGTGACACATGTACTCTCCTTTACTTCAACTACAAGACGACAAACAGTTTTGTATATAAGAAGAAGAAGATGAGTGACGGCAGTTTTAAAACTGTTGAGAAGGATGACCAGTTCGACCCTCCACAGGAGATGATGGACGAGGGAGAGTTCGAAAGGGTAGAGAAAAGAATAGATGTATGGTATGAGGGCGTCATGGTAATGGGGACCAATATTATTATACAGTGGGATATGATGAAGAATATGGTTAGGCCAAATTCAGCAAATCAATTTGCTATGGCCAACTATGTGGCTTCAGCCCCAAGGATGTATAAAGGAGTGGTAGAGTCTTTAGTGAGAAGGATGATCCCTTTCGCGGACCTTATCCAGATGACACACTTAAAAATCCAGCAGGTAGTTTCTCGTGTCGTTCCAGACGGAGTCTTTATAGACGCCGATGGTTTAAACGAGGTGGACTTAGGCACAGGCAGTGCATACACTCCTGAAGATGCTTTACGTCTATACTTCCAAACAGGTAGTGTAGTAGGAAGAAGCTACACCCAAGATGGTGAGTACAATAACGCCAAGGTTCCTATCACTCAACTTACAGCCAGCAGTGGCGGCAGTAAGATGCAAATGCTTATAGGAAACTATAACCACTACTTAGATATGATAAGGCAGGTGACTGGATTGAACGAGGCTCGTGATGGGTCTAAGCCTGACTCTAACTCCTTAGTAGGCGTTCAGAAGTTAGCTGCTTTAAATTCTAACACCGCAACGCGACATATACTTCAGGCCAGCTTGTTTATTACTAAGACTATTGCCGAAGCGCTATCGCTTCGTTGTGCAGATGTTTTGGAGTACGCCGAGTTTAGAGATGAGTTTGCTATGCAAATAGGGAAGTATAATTTAGGAATCTTAGAAGAGATCTCGAACTTATATATATACGACTTTGGAATCTTTATCGAGATGTCCCCAGACGAAGAGCAGAAACAAATGCTCGAACAAAATATCCAGATGGCCCTTTCTAAGGGGGATATAAACTTAGAGGATGCAATAGATATACGCGAGCTACGAAACCTTAAGATGGCGAACCAGCTACTAAAGGTCAAGAGGAAACAGAAACAGCAGCAGACGCAGCAGATGGAAGCTCAGAAGCAACAGATGCAGGCTCAAGTAAACCAGCAGTCGCAACAGATGGCTGCTCAAGCGGCTATGCAGAAGATCCAAGCGGAGCTTCAGGCTAAGATACAAATCAAGCAGGCTGAGATAGGCTTCGACATCGAAAAGCAAAAGAACGAGGCTATGCTTAAGCAACAGCTTATGCAGGTGGAGTTCCAGATGCAGATGTCTTTACACGGGGCTCAGCAGCAACAGATAGACATGAGGGAGACACAGCGTGAAGATGCTAAGTCGGGACGCATCAGTCAAGCCAATACAGAACAATCGAAACTAATCCAGCAGAGGAAGAATAATTTACCGCCTATAAACTTTGAATCCAATGAGGATAGTTTAGACGGCTTCGACCTCGCTGAATTTAATCCAAGATAATATTACTAACTTTACAAAAAAATCTAATTAAATGGAAGAGTCAAAATTTGTTGTGAAAGCAGTTTCCGATGTGGAAGAAAAGTCTACAGCGGAAGTGGAAGAGCAGCTACTAAAAAACCATGAGGAGAAATTCTCAGCGGAAGTGAGTGAGCCTGGATCAGAGAAGGTAGATGTAGTCGCTGAAGAAGCGGTTGCCTCTCCAGAGGTTTAAGAAACAGGTGAGTTAAAAGATGAAGATATCCTTGAGTATATTAAGGATAGATATGATAAAGAAATATCCTCTGTTGATGAGTTGTTTGCGACGCAAGAAGCGAATGAGGAGTTACCCGAGGATGTGTCAGCGTTCTTTAAATATAAAAAGGAAACAGGAAGAGGGATAAATGACTTCGTAAAACTACAAAAGGATTACGACGAAATGGATCCCACGGAAGTGTTGTCTAATTATTACTCCCAAACCGAAGAAGGGTTGGACGAAATTGACATTCAAGATCTCATAGAAGATAAGTTTGGATACGACGAAGACCTGGATGAGGATAAGGATATAAAGAAAAGAAAGTTAGCACAAAAACGTGAGCTTGTAAAAGCGAAGAAATTCTTCACTGATCAGAAAGAACAATACAAAGCGCCCCTTGAGTCAAGTGGGAGCCTTAGTTCCGAAGAGCAGACAGAAGAGTTTGATCGCTATAAGAGCTTCGTAGAGGATTCAACTACTCGTGAAGAGGAAATGAAGAAGAGGTATAGTTGGTTTGTTGAGAAGACGGGTGACGTCTTCAACGACGACTTCAAAGGTTTTGAGGTTTCGGTAAACGACAAAGCATATACTTACAAACCTGGTGATGCGTCAGAACTGATGAACAAGCAGAAGGATGTAAATAATTTTATCAAACCTTATTTAGATTCTGAAAGCGGCATGATGAAAGACGCAGAAGGATACCACAGAGCAATGTCTATTGCGATGAATCCTGAAAAGTTCGCCAAATTTTTCTATGAGCAGGGCAAGGCTGAGACTATTGATGATGTTTCTAAAAAATCAAAGAACATCGATATGGTACGTCAAGCCCCTCAATCTTTCAGTAAGGATGGTTTAAAGATCAGACCTGTTGGAGATACATCGAGCGGAAGAGGACTCAAAATTAAGAGTGTAAAAAGAGTTTAACAATTTAAAATTAAGAAAATATGGCAGTAAATGCTACCCCAGGAATCAACTTAATCCCATCTGCGGAACGAGTTGCACTTTCTACAAACTATATTACCAACTTCGACTTCTTGAATCAGTATCTTCCTGATACATATGAGAAAGAATTTGAGCGTTACGGTAATAGATCGATCTCTTCATTCCTAAGAATGGTGGGAGCGGAAATGCCTTCTAACTCTGACATGATCAAATGGGCAGAGCAAGGAAGACTACACGTTAAATACACACAGTGTACATCTGGCTCAGCGGCTGGAGTGGGAACAACGTTTGCAACATGGGCCGTTGCTGACGACCTAACTCCTACTATCCCAGGCGGGACTACTACTGCGGGACAAGGTGGAATTGCAATTAGAATCGGTCAAACGATTATGATTTCTGATAACACTGCTGGTTCTAACTTAACGAACAAAGCTGTTGTTTCTGACGTTGACTATGTTAATAGTACTTTTGTAGCTAACTACTACGAAGCTGGCGGACAAGCTGTTGCTGCTGCAGTTAACTGCACTATCTTCATCTACGGTTCTGAGTTCAAGAAAGGAACTCTTGGAATGGTTGAATCTTTAGAGTCTGATGACTTCATCTTCGACAACAAGCCAATTATCATTATGGACAAGTACCAAGTTTCTGGTTCTGATATGGCTCAAATCGGATGGATCGAGATTACTTCTGAAGACGGAGCTAACGGATACCTATGGTACCTAAAGTCTGAGCACGATACAAGACTTCGTTTCGAAGATTACTTGGAGACTGCTATGGTGGAAGCTGTACCTGCGGACACTGCGTCTGGAGCTGCTGCAATCCTTGGTAACGCTGCTGGTAATAGTGCCGCTGGATCTGACGGAGTATTCTACTCAGTTGGTCAAAGAGGTAACGTATACGGCGGGGGTAACCCAGTTGCATTAGCGGACTTCGATGCTGTGATTCAGAGGTTAGATAAGCAAGGTTCTATTGAAGAGAATGCTCTCTTTGTTAACCGTCAATTCTCTTTCGATATGGACGATATGTTAGCTGCACAAAACTCTTACGGAGCGGGTGGTACTTCATACGGTCTATTCGATAACGATGAAGAGATGGCTCTTAACTTAGGGTTCACAGGCTTCCGTAGAGGATATGATTTCTATAAGACAGATTGGAAATACCTTAACGATGCTTCTATGAGAGGTGGTTTAACAGGCGGAGCCGTTAACGGACTTTTAGTCCCAGCTGGTTCTACTACTGTATATGACCAGGTCTTAGGAAAGAACGCTAAGCGTCCATTCTTACACGTTAGATACAGAGCTTCAGAAACTGAAGATAGAAGATACAAGACTTGGATCACTGGTTCTGCTGGTGGTGCACAGACATCTTCTTTGGATGCTATGGAGGTTAACTTCTTGAGTGAGAGATG